GCACCACTCGTTTTGCTTAGCACGCCTTCCATATCCCACGGAGCTAGAAATTGACCCTTCTTGATATTGACTATCTTGTTCGTTGTGCAAGCTCTTTGTATCAAGTCAGTTTGTCTCGACAGAAACGCTGGAATTTGAAGCACATCCACTGGATGAGATTTAGTTATGATGTCATCAATATCAGTGACAGAGTGAACGTCTGTTAATGTTTTCACATCAAGGCCTCTTCTTATAACACCAAACGCTCTCATCGTATCATTCATACCAACACCACGCTGACCGTCAACTGATGTTCTGTTGGCTTTATCAAATGATGCCTTAAAAATGTACTCTATGCCATGAATATCGCAGACACGTTTGCACTCAGTCGCTATTTCTAAAGATTGCTCTAGCGTTTGGTGCTGGCAAGGCCCGGCAATTATCTTCATCTTTTTCATGACAAGACCCCCACTAAACCTAAAGTGAATGTTATTAGTCTCATTCCTAATAACATCGATATTATGATTAATATTAATTTAGTCATCTTATTTTAAATCCTTATAAGGTTTCAACACAGTTTCGTAAATGCTATCTGCGACATACTTCATACACATAGGTGCAACCATCAGTCCAATTCTTGCGAGTTGTTGGTTTAATGTACCTGTCAGAATATAGTCTTCTGGTAGTGTCATTAACCGCTTACTCTCTTTGGTAGTGAACACTCTATCCTCTGATGCGTGTAGATGCACCGCAAGAGAGGTTTGCAATCCCTGTTCAGATAACGTATGTGATGCTTGATGCCATGGCACTCGTCTTGATTGGAAGAATGAGTTCTTATGTTCTGGTAGTTCCTTACCCCATTTCGCACGATGTCGAATTACCTTATCATACCACGGCTTGACCACATCATCACCCACTGATACCACTTTCTCAGGGTTCTTAGGTAGACGTTTCAACCACTTGTATTTTGCACCCTTCTTCATAATCTCACATAGCTCATGAGCCTCTGTCATGTTCTCCTCATCATTTCGCAAATCACCTATCGCTTCTTCTATGGTAGGCTCTTCTTCTATTCTTGGTTCTGGATAGATTGAACTCGCAAGCATCCACGGCATATCAATCTTTTCCATCACATCGTTTCGTATGGATATGATAAACACTCTCTGTCGTTTCTGTGGTACACCGTAATGAATGCCATTCAGTACCTTGTATACTGTGGTATATCCAAGTGCTTCAAAGTCTCGTACCATCTTGGTTAGATGTTCTCTTGCGTAGTCCATTGTCAACCCTTTGACGTTCTCACACACGATAACTTTGGGTTTCATCTCGGCCGCAATGCGTATCTGTTCCCAAGTCAGGTCTTCAATGTTCTTTTGTTTCATACCATACGCAGTCTTTTCTTTGTTCCAACCCTTCTGCTTAGTACCGCTCATAGAGAATGGTGGACAAGGTGGGCTGCCGTCTAGTATATCCAGCTCTCCTACCTTCAGTCCTGTCATCTCCATGATCTGTTTGCCTGTCACCTGTTTGATATCACCACATATATGTGGTGTATTGGGCCAGTTCTCCAGATAGGTGTTCACCGCGACCTGTTGAAACTCATTGACAAACTTACAGTCACCGCCCGCAAGTTTATATCCAGCAGATGAACCACCGCCACCTGCGAAGAATGATATGTAATTAAATAATTTTCTGTCTGATGATTGTTTCAAATCATCAAGCGTATATCTGTAGTATCTCATTTAGAAAAACCCCTGTAGCGTCCCCTGCTCTCCATAACTATCGTCTATCCACCAATCAATCTTTTCTGATATGAACTTCAATGGTTCGACAAATGATTTAGTGAATTGTGTATCATAATCTATTCTGTCCTTTAAGTCAAGTTCCTTTGGAAAGGAAGTGATAAAAGAAAATGCACTCGCGGTATATATGTTAGGCTGACGTAGATGCACGAATTTAATCTTATCCCCCTCTTGTATCAGAGGGTATTTGTTCGTTAGTTTGTTGGTCTTGAGTAGGTGATTGTATAGGATTGCTCCTTTACAATGCATTGGCGCACCCTTGGCAAACATACCATTAGATGATGAGAACTTCTCCAACCCATTCACTGAACGTGGATACGCAATCTGCTCTGGGTCTAGTTTCATAAAGTCACTCCGAAAGTCTTGTATGAATGTATTTAGCACTTTGCTATCTTCGTTTATTATGATCTTGAGTGCTTCTTTAATCTTGTTACGACATACCTTTGGAGTAGATGATTTGACTGCTTCGATACCCATGATCTTGAGTTTAGGTTCGTTGTATCGCACCCCCTCACTATCGTGGACATTGAGAATGTATCGTTTCTTTGCAGTCCAGATACCCTTGTCTGCAATAACCTCGCGAGACATAACCATCTTTTGTTCGTATGCGTTTGTTACCTTAGCAAGAGCTTTATAACTGTCTTCAATAAATGATTCCAACTTCTCTTTTGCAATCTTGTCCAAGAAGTTGACGATTGTGCTAGTCTCTTTTCTGTCGCCAAACAGCTTATTAACCAATCGGTCAAAAGTAATGTACACTGAGTCTGTATCCGAAGCAATAACATAGTCTTCATTTTTTGTCTCCAATAGCTTGTTCAAATAGATATTAAGGGATTTCTCAATCCACCTAATAGATAGTTGACCTGATGTAGTAATTGCAGCTGCAATCATCAAATCATAGTATCGGAAATAGTTATTTCCGATTGCACCATAAGCTGAGTTCAGAGATATCTTTTTAGCCATCTGAATATTGTTATACTTGGATATGTCTTTCAACAGTCTTGGGTTCTTGGTGTTTTCATACTCCTGTGATGCTTGGAGCATAAGTTTCTTGTATTTGGTGCGGTCATTATACATGGTTTCCATTAGTTCTGGAAGAAACCCACGTTTGTCTTTACGAAAGAACGCACCATTTGGTGTCATACAATGTTCGGTTGGGTTGCCTGCTTTACCTTCAAGCAGCTTATCCACTAACCCCTTCACAGGTTTACTCGGAATGAGTGTCTCTGGGGATATGTTGTACTGCATAATTAGATGGGGATACAGTGAGTTCAAATCAAACGACATTACCCATTTATGCATACCTACCTGTGGGTCTTTGACATACGCACCTTCAAACTTCTCTGATTTCTCTTGTGCAACCTTTTGTGGTATGACAATGTTCTTTTCACGTAGATAGTTGTAGATGATAATGTCCCAATACTTTACCGAACCAAGCACATCTGTGTAGTTGACCTTAGCATCATATGCCATAGTAAGACACAGCTCAATCAGCTTCATCTTGTCCTCTAGACGGTCAACAATCTCAACATCCTGTATGTTGTATTCAATGAACGACTGATAATCTTTCTGATACCATTCACTGAATGTCTCAAAGGGATTGCCGTCCTTTTGTTCACCAAGTTCAACAGATGCGATATGATTAAGAGCATAGGATTCTTGTGCTGTGTATGTGAACTTACGATATAGTGCCATGAAGTCGAGCGATGCGATCCCTGCAATATCATATGCTTGTTGTGTTCTTCCCATCTTATAGACAGACTTCTCTCGTACTGAACCCCAAGGCGATAATCGTTTCAGTTCATCCTCACCAAACAGGTTAATGATTCGATTGCATATGTAAGGTATATCAAAGAACTCTGTGTTCCAGCCTGTGATGATATCAGGATAGTGTCGTTCCCAAAATACAATAAACTCTTTGAGTAGATGTACCTCACTCTCACACTTGACATATGAAACATCATCACGATCTGTTACGAAGTCACCTACACCCCATACCACAATCTTCTTGGATTGGTGGTTCTTGATGGTGATGGATATCAGTTCTTCTTTTGCAATAGTCGGCGAAGGGAATCCATTCTCTGATTTGACCTCAATATCGATAGTTGCCATCATCAGCTTATCAATATCCCATTCGACATGACCATTGTAATTGTCTGCAATATAACTGTATGGATATTGAGTGTTGCCGTAGACTAGGCCAGGCTGTGATTTATAAGCTTCAACGTGTTCTTTTGCTTCACGCATAGTATCAAATTGGATATCTGTTACATACTTCCCATCTAGGGTTTTGTATGGTGTTTCCTTTTTAACAGGAGCAAACAATGTTGGTGAATATTTCACCCGTTTGTTTATGTTTCGCTCACCGTCTTTGACTCCACGCACCAAAAGAAAGTTGCCGTACTGAAGAACATTTGTATAAAAATCCATAGTGTTATAATACCATTACGTGAGAGAAAAGTCAAGGTACTTATATATAAAATCTATCCATGACTGAGGTATAACAAAATTATAAAGTAATGCATTGACAGAGAAATGACAGCACATGTGACCATAATAAACCAATTATTCATTTTATATAAAAGTCCTTTCTTCTTTAATGCTGTGTTTCATTAATTCTTGCTCCAATACTTCTTGTGCATAAGCAGCACATATACCACATTGCGTACTTACTCCAAGACACTCTTTTAAATCTTTCATCCGATAAGCGCCCTGACAAACAGCCTCACGGATTGCGGTATCAGTTACACCTTTACAGATACAAATATACATGATTAATGTTCAAGTTGTGCTTTTCTAATCAATGATTGTAATACATTCATCCAGTAGTTTTTACTCCACTTGGTTGTACATCGTTTCTGTAATTGATATACAGCTTCAATTCTGTTATTCAATAAATTAATCTTATGGTCTTCCATGTTTTTGCACCTTGTTAAAACCTTTGTGTAAGGGGCCTTGCATACGATATGCTTGACGTTCCCAAGGTTGTTTTGAATATACGGTATTTGTGTGATTCACATAAGAACCATCTTTAGTTTTCCACATTTTGCGAGAACCAAGTGACACTGGATATACTCTATCCACCATCCTACCAGTTGCGGTTTGCCACACATGAACCATTTCGTGACAAATTGTTTCAATGTATCTTTCTAGTCCTTGTTTGTTTTTCTTTTTATTTTTGAATTGAGGCAGACGTTTATCTACCTCAATCACGAATGAGCGTGTAGTACCTTCATCTGCATGGCAGTAACCATATGCACCCTTATCTAAGCATTTGGTCAATTGAACTTCAATCTCTAGAGTACGGTGTCTTGGTAACAATTCTGAAATGCAATGCTGCACGACCTTCTCTGTAAATTTGCGTTGTTTTTTAGTTCCACCAATGACATTTACTTGATTCAAGGATTCTTCCTTATTTTTTCACTCTATATAACCATTATACAGGACTCGACAAGGTTTGTCAAGGCAAATTAATAATTGTAAGTTGTTGTTATACTTGATAAATTAGGGGTTTCCTTTGAAGATTTATCAGCTGTAATAATAAAAGCAGCAGTAATCACTAATGATGTTACAATAATCAATATTTTAAAGTGGTGATTCATGATTATATCATGATGTTCTGCAAAATATGCTATTAACTGAGCACGTTGCATTTCTTCCAAAAAAGTCACAATATAGTTGATCAACTTTCAAAGATTTTGGTATTACCATTTCACTGCCCTTTTTAGAACGAGTATCTTCAACAATAATATAATCTCCTTGCACCATTCCTTTCTCAAAGTGCGAGACAATGCCGTTGATGTTAACATGAGAATCTTCTATTATCAACCAAGGATGTGGCATTATTTCTAACTGATTCCACAGCACTTCTACGTTGTTTGAATCTCCTCTAAAGAATTTAACCCTATCTGTATTACGAAGTATGACTTTATTTAAGTCTACTGAGTACACCATCGTATCTTTTAACCCAAAAGTATCGCATAAATCTGACATCCAGAACGCAGAACCCCCTTCAGCTGTTCCAAACTCAATAATGGTTTTAGGTTTTACCTCTTGAATAATCATTGGATAGAGTGCGTAGTCATAAGTTGTCTTATACATTGGATATCCTTTCCAATGCATAGTGCAAGTTGCGCCCTCACTTAATAGATAATTTTTCACATCAAGCTGACTTTTCATACCAAATTTTGCAACACGCTCTTCATATGATATGAAACGTGATTGCTTCCGTATGTCCATGACTGTTTGTTTGTCCTCATCAGACAATATATTCATATTGTCATCAAGTATAGTTCCAGTACCAAAGGGCACTCTTCTCGCTCTTGCCATGTTATGATTTTCCTAATATAGTTTTGTTAGTCAATTCTCTAGTACCTGCTTTATTTGATTTAACTTCCCACGGTCTATCATAGCTTGTGTTAATCATGGGGTCTGTCTCTCCATAGTTGGCAGGCAACTTGCTCCAAAAGATAGCACCAATAGACACACGATTGCCTTCATAGGGTTTTACTGCATGAGTTACATCAAAAGGAAATGAGATTAATCGATTATTGATAGGTGCAATAGAATCTGTTTGGTGATCTGCCCAAGAGAAAAATTGTTCACTACCAATTTTAACATCTGTAATGGGTGGTTGTGTGTAGATATCCAAGCGCCCACCTTTATCGGGAGCTCTTAAATAGTATATGAATGTTTGTTTTGGAATGTCTTTTGGTGTATAGTCTACACCGCCAACTGTACAATATGATACTCTATCGTTGTGCGGCTTAGGATTAGATGGTCTAATATTCCACCATGCAGTAGCACCCATGATTTCATCTTGTCTACCCACATTTGGGTATGCGTGAAAGTACAGTTTCTTTACGAACTCATGAAATGCATTTTCTGGTTTAGCATATCTGCCAATCCATTGTACTTGCGAAAATGTCATACTAGTTTTCCCTAGTCTATCATATAACTCGTCATTTAAAAAATCATCATATATTTTTATCAACTCAACTCTCCACTAAACTCCTGTTTGCAATATGTTCTTCTTCTATAGCTTCTTTACTTTGCCCAAAGTAAGCGACTGCATTATGCGTATCTATGAGCAATTGATTTAGTGTTGTATCGCCTACAACGAACTCTCCAAGAATGCGGCCATACTTACCTACACCATCCTTACGTGTTCGTAGTGTTTGTGTTGAACCAATAGGAAGGTGTGCAAGCACAAATTCTTTTGCCATCAGTCCATATTTCTTTTCTTCTAAATCTCTGGTGCGACTTTCTGGCGTATCTACACCATAAAAACGAACCCTCTGTTTCTTCATCCAGACACCAAAGCCTAAATCTATATCGACATCAGCCGTATCTCCATCAATTACTTTGACTACTTTGCAAGTATATTCATACATTTTGTTTTTGTCCTTTATACTTGTATTTATAATCTTTCTTTGATACACGATTCCTTTTTTTCAATTTTTTCTACTCTTTCTATCAAATCAAAGAATAGATTAAACACCCCTCGTATCTCTTTCTCAGGGTCTTCACTTCGCCCATTATTGTAAGGAACACATAAAGTACTCACTTCAGCGTTTTGTTTTTCAACTAATGTTCTAGCTTCCATGCACGATTCCATACTCGGCATTTCAGTTTTGTATTCAAACCCACCAGACGACATTGCTGTCACGATTAGTAATGCTTTTATCATTATATGATACCTCTATCTAAACATTTGTAAAATTTTTGTTGTATCAACACCAGACTTTTTCAGCACATCTTGTAGAATCCTTATTTTGGAAACTGATCTTATATCGCCTCTGGCAATAGCAAAGTCAGTAGGTGTATAACCACCACCAATTGGCCCGACTGTGGCACTATAGATTTGAGGCACAAGCCAAGGCATTGGGTCTTTGAGGGGGTTTGCTCGAGCATCAGGAGCAAATACAAGTGCTGCAATTGCAAGTCCAACCAATATTGTTTTTTGGTGTTTCATAGTTCCTTCCATCCTACTGGTTCACATTTATATTTCTTTTCATCAACCACAACCACATCACCAACACTAGTGCTGCGGCAAGAGTTGCCTGCAAACGTGGTGGTAACTTCTTCGTTTTTCCACCAAGCAATACTAATTGAATTGGTTTTCATAAATGCTTCTTCTAACTTTTTAGTAGTAGATAAGTTCTTGTTGACTGAAACATACGCAACGACTTCGCTATTTCCTTCTTCATCAGTATGAAATACTGCGATATCTTGGTTCATATAGTGTTTTAACAGACTGGCCATCATTTGTTTCATTCGTAATAGACCTCTTTCGTATAGTATCCAGCACCTGCGAGTTTACCAACCTCATTAATTGATTTCTTCATTATCCAAGTATCAGAACCATTTGACCACTTGATTCTAAGGAAGAACTCTGTTCTCAACAGGGTTGTTGAAAGTGTCTCTCCTACAACCACACCTTCTGCTAATTCAACATCTGCACCAAAATTACCAATGATTTTTGTACCCAACTTGATATTCATTTATTTATTTAACCTTTTTTTTATTATTAACTACTTACATTATATCAAGTATGACGCTCTTTGTCAAGACAAATACTAACTTATTTTATAAATATCTTGGCCCCGTCCACTCAATACCAAATCCACCTTCAAGAACATTTCCTCTTGCTTTATTTCGAGCAGGGCCCTGCCACCCAGCAGACATTAGAACATCTCCTTTCTTAAATTTTTTGTCATTATCAACATTGACAACAAATCCCCAAACACTGATTTTTGATGCAATTTTGATGTATTTCTTGCCCATTTTGACATCCCAACCATCTGCAAATTCTTTGCACATCTTTTTATTCTCGGGCATAAAGTTGTTATAATCACATTCTGCAGCTGCAAGCATATTTTCAATACCAGCTTCTACGGTTTCAAAGGTTTTTTTAATAGGTATCATTATGCAGCATCCTTTAATTGTTTTTTAGGGAGGTTTAAAAACTGTATTTTACTAAGATTTTCATTAACATCAGTCAAATCCTTGATTGCGTATGTAAGACTACGAACATCTCCAGCAAGTTGCTCGAGCGTTATCATCATATCTTCAATTTGTTCTTTATTCATATTATCCTTTTCTTTTCTCATTATCATACAGCTAGTATATCATACTCGCCACTCTTTGTCAAGGCAAATTTGTTTATTAAAGTACCTATCGATATACCTACTAACTAAAGCGCCCATAGCGCCACGAATACTAGTACGAGTAATAATACCACACAAATAGTACCACCTACAATTTCTTTTAGTTCTGTTCTGGTCATTTAATTTCCTTAAGCAATTTAAATTCTTTATTCCACTTACCAATATTAATATCAGTATAGTGTGAGCGATTAAAGTAATCAGTCATCGCATCATCATTGTTAAAATACTTAGGGCCTTTCATCGCATCTAACAACTCATTCAGAAAATTCTTTGCAACACCTTCATACCATTCATCAATATGATAAACATTAACACTTGTACTACCTCTATTACAATCAATATAACCTTCTGATAGGTTAACCTCTAGTGTAGAATGATTATTGACAGCGATACTGCCCTTCATTCTATACTTCTTTAGTACTGCCTTAATAGCAGGAGCAAGTTCTTTCTTCATTTCTTGTGAAACATATGCCATAATTTAATCTCTCTCTTTATTGTCTATGTAACCATTATACCAGAGTAAACAGGCTTTGTCAAGGCAAATTGATAAAAAAAGACCCCGTAAAAACAGGGTCTTAGTAAAAAAATGCATTTTTTATCTCTTTTTCCTCGCCAATTCTTTTTCAATCCACGCTTTTGCTCTAGTGTTTTTAATTTTCCTTTTAAGTAAACCTTGTACTCGTTTGTACACCTGTTGAATTATATCTTCATCAGGGTCATTATTATCTACAATAATCATTTCTGATTTAAAATGAGTATTAAATTTACCGATATTAGATTGTACTTCTTTCCACGACTTAATCACAATAGATTCTGGTACACTACGAGATCGTTTTGCATTGCGTTCTAATGCAACATCTAGTGAGGTATTAACATATATCATATGAGTGTCGTATCCTAGTTGACGCAAATCATTAGATTGTGTTGCAATCTTATCATAGTTATGACCTGTGCCGTCAATAACAAGACCTAAACGACCTTCAACATAGTTTTTTTGTTGTTTTTTGGCAATTTCTTTTGCTCGGTCACGAACTGGAGTACGAGCATCTAGCTCAGCATCAGGCATCTTCAGAGAAAGGTTTGCATCTTTAAGCAACTTCTCAAATGCTTTATCTGAATTGACTGATTTTAGTCCAGTACCACCAGTGGTTTTCCTGACAACGTATGATTTGCCGCTGCCAGGCCCTCCTGCTAGAAAGAATGCTTTAAATATATTGGGATCGTAAACTCCCTCTTGTAGTTCGTTGAATGTTTTCATTATGTGTTCCTATTTGCTCTCTACAATTTACTATTTGGTCTATATCATATTTATCATTTTCTGACAGTGGAATTATATTCCTTTCTTGTTTCAGGAATGATTTTTTTTTCAGTAAATTTTTAGTTTTTTGAGCCATTGATTTATCCTCGTTTCGGTGAATGGGTTATGAGTCATCTGATTTTGTAACCCCCCCAAAAATGCCGGGCGGTACAGTTTTTGTCTCTACGCCGTCATAGTTCTCCTTTTGTTTAATGATTGTGACATCCCCTTGTGCAAACGGTTCATAATTATCAAGTGGGCCGTCTAGTGGTTCTTCTATAGAATCTTTAACTAATGACATAATCATTGTATGTTTCTGTGGTGACTTACTAAAATCAAAATCGTGTCGTATATTTTTTATTAGGAATGGGCCTTTGTAAAATCTATCTTTTGATTGATCATCTGAGGTTTTAAGTGCAGCTGTGTATGGCAAATTAAGTATTACCTTTTGTCCAGCATTTACATAAGTGTTACCATGACATATTATATTAACACTAAATCCAGATTGTATTTGTGTCAGCTGCGAATTTCTTCTTTGTAACCATTTCTCTGCCCCATAGGGTTCGTATGGATATGTATTGTCTGGAGTTGCATGTTGACCATCACTTCGATTATTCAGAGAAGTGGGTACAACATACGTCCTTGCAGGAAAATCTGATACTCCTTGACCCTGTGGATTTAACGCAAGAGAACTTGCTAAAGGATATTCAGTTTTACC